GCCTTGCCTGACAGTGCAAAAAATGCTTTTAAAATTATAGGTGCTGTAGCTGTAGCTACTCAATTTCCACTTGTTGCATTAGTTTTAGCTATTGAGGATATATTCGGTGCTTTTCAAGGTAAAGAAAGTTTTACAGAGGACGCAATAAATGCACTATTAAAATTAACAGGAACTGATTATAGATTTGCAGATTTAAGAAAGGGGGTATCTGACTTCTTTGATTTACTGATAAAAGGTGCTGATAGTGGAATTGAAAAGATTAATTTAACTACTAAAGTTCTAAGTGATTTAATAGATGTTCTTAAATCAGGTGCAGGAGTATTGCAAATGATTTGGGGAGCAACTGGAGGGTTAGCAATAGACTTTGGTAAAAACACTTATAAGGCTATAACTGGAGATTTTGAAGGGATGAATTGGGATAACTCTGTTGGAAATGTAAAATCTGGGTTTAATAGAGTTCATGGTGCAGCTCAAAACATGAATAAAACTGATGATATGCACAGTGCTTTTTTAGTTGATAAAGCTAACCAAAAAATACAAGAACAAGTTAAGCTTGAAAACTACATAAATGTAAATCGTGGAGTTAAAGGAGTTCCTTTAAATGATGATTATGCAGTAGATTTAAGAAACTTAACAAAAACTTTGTCTACTTTTAAGGATCCTAAAACTCTAAACACTAAGACAGTTCAAGAAACTAAAAAAATGATAAAGCCTGAGGTAATATTGACTAATACTCCAACTTATAATACAAATGTTACAGTAAATGAAGCAACAGACGGGGCAAAGATACAACAAATGTTAGATAATAGTTTAAGAAACAAAGAAAAACAAGACATAGAAAAATTAAAAGCACAACTTGGAGTTGTAAATTATGGGTTTGGATATTAGGAGGGTTAAATGAGTTTATTTAAACAAGCTATAAGTATGGCACTTAGTTTATTAGGTGGGACATATAGTCAAAGTTATATACAAGATATACCATTAGAAGTAATATCAGAAAAATCGAGAAGCTTGCCTATGTCTTTACCTAGTAAAAGAGTTGAAAACGGCTTTAATATAAGTGATTCAGTAAGAAAAGAGCCAATGATTATAAATATAACTGTTGTTGATAATAGCAGTGACTATATGTTAAATAGGGATAAATTGATGAAGCTACAGGAGTTAGGCGAAGAAGTTCAGTTTGTTTTTTCTAATCGTGATACTTACGAACATATGATAATAGAGAACATAGAAGAAGTTGAAACGGATAAACAAAAGTTTGGTTTTACTTACTTTATCACTCTAAGACAGATACAAGTTGGAGAGATTAAAGAAAGTGATGTAAAAACAGATAATAAAAAGGCTCAAACATCAGGAGGAAAAAAGAAACGTACAACTGCTAAAGTTAGTAAGCCAACAAGTGCAGAAAAAAGCAAAGTTAGTAAAGTAACAAGCGGAAGTAATGCAAATAGTAGCAACTCAGCAAAGCCAAGAGAAAAAACAAGTGCAAAGATAGTATTCGGAGGTTAATATGAAAGCTTTAGAAATAGATGTATCTGATATTGAAGAAAGAGGAATAATAGCTGAATTACCTAATAATTTAACTTTAGAGTTAATTTATAATACTTATGATAGTTTTATATACCTATCTATTTTAAACGCTTTAAATGAACGTATAACAGGTTATAACAAGCTAGTACCCAACATAGATTATCTTAGTTTAGTAAGAAATGATGAAAACTTACAATTAAGATGTATTAAAATTAATGAATTTGCTGAGGAAAAAGATAAAATTACTCCTAAAAATTTAAACAAAGATTACAAGTTTTTTATGATAGGTGATGATGATGAAACTGTGGAAACAAGTTAGATTGATAACTATTGGAGATATAGTATTTGATTATGATGAGTTAGATGTTGAATTTGAAGTTAAATGTACTGATGATAATAAAAGTGATTTAGCAACTATAAAACTATATAACTTATCTGATACAACATTACAGAAACTAAAACTAAATCAAGATGTATCTATTGATGCAGGATATAGAGATATACACGGAGTTATATTTAATGGAATAGTTGAAAGCATTAGCACAAGCAGAGATGAAAATGATTTTATAACTACTATTGAAGCAACTCCAAATAATCGAGCCTATGCTAATACTATCATAAATCGGCAATTTAAAGCAGGGATTAAAGCAAGTGAAGTTATAAAGCAAATAGGGACAATGTGTAATTTTACAATGGATATAAAAGAATTAGCCAAAGATACTGTATATCCAAATGGGAAAGTATTTAGTGGTAGATTATCTAATGTAATTCCAATTTTAGCAAGAGATACAGGGACAATATGTAGATTTACCAATACAACTATTGAATTTAAGTTGTCAAATAAAGCATATTCTAGTGTATTACATCTAGGAGCAGAGCAAGGACTTATTAGAATAGATAAAAAAATGGATAAGGCAGATATTAAAGAAAAAACAGGTCCACAAGTGGAAAGTAAGAATAAATCAAATGTTGATAAAAAAATAAGTAAAGCTAAATTTGATATTGAATGTTTGTTAATTCCATTGATTAAGATAGGACAATTATTGGAGATAGAAAGCACTTTATTTAAAGGTCGAGTTGTAGTTAAAGAGTGTAATTTTGTAGCTAGTGGGCTTGAAAGCTTTACAGTATCGGCAAGTGTGGAGGTTGTGTAGATGATAGAAGTTATAAAAAATATGATAAATGATAGCTTAAATGAATTACACACAAGCCTAGCTTGTAAAATTACATCTGTTAATCATAGTGCCGGTACTTGTACAGTTCAACCTCTCGCAAAAAGAGAATTGTGCCAACAAATGATTAATTATCCTCCACTTATAGATGTTAGATTAGATTTTCTTAAATTTGGTGGATGGAGTTTTCAAATACCTCGTAAAGTTGGCGATATAGTATGGGTTGGCTTTAGTGAAACGGCTTTATCTGATGAAACAAGTCTTGAAAGATTTAGTTTAAATGAGCCTTATATCATAGGAAGTTGTGAGAGTGGATTTGAAGCTAATTCAGATGACATAATTCTACAAGGTGCAGGAACTAGAATTGAAATAAAAGGCAACGGAGATATAACTATACTTTCAGGAAGTAATGAAACTACAATTACAAGCAATGTTACATTAAATGGTAATTTAACTATAAATGGCGATACTACACAAGTTGGAAGTACTACACAAACAGGAACAGTAACAGTAAATGGAAGTATTGGAGCAAGCGGAGATGTTACAGGAAAAGGAATTAGTTTAAATGAACATACACATAACTATAAACCTGGTGATTATTCACCTATTCCAACAAGTAAAGCCAATTAGGAGGTGTAAATGACAAGTCCAAAATTAGATCGTGATTGTGAGTTAGTTTTTAATGATAATGGAGTTTGTGAGTTAGTGAGTAATGCAGATGACTTAGTACAAGCAATTAGAGTTGAGTTAGAGCAGAACAAAGGACAATTTGCATTAAATACAGCTTGGGGTACTCCTTATCTAAATGAAGCTAACACAGGCATTTTACAACTTAAAGATAATCAAAGTAGGATAATTCAAGAAGTTAGCAAAGTTATAAATAAATATGATAGAGTGCAAAAGATAGAAAGTATTGAATTTATCGATAAAGAATTGGTTATAAACATCAAAATCAATGGGGAGGTGTACACAATATGATAACAGATAAGGGATTTATAGTACCAACTATAGAAGAAATTTACACTAGAAAATTAAATGACTTTAAAAGTGTAAAGCCTGATTTAAGAGAAACGGACAGTAATATAATCATTGCTTGGCTAAGGTTTGATAGTGTTGAAGAGTATGACAGTTACTTACAAGCTTTAACAGCATTTAATGAATTATCTGTATATACTGCAACTGGAAGTAACTTAAATGCTATAACTAGTCATTTAGGTATGACTTGGGAGAAAGAAAAAAAAGCAGTTGGTAAAATTACAGTTACTGCTGAGATAGGAACACAGATTCCACAAGCTTGGGGAGTTGAAACTAAATCAGGTGTTAAGTTTGTAACTCTAAATACATCTACAATTACTACTACAGCAAGAGAGACAGAAATTGAAGTAATAGCTTTAGAGGGTGGAACAGATGGAAATGTAAGTTCAGGAGCAATAACAGAACAAACAGAAATATTAACTGGAGTTATATCCATTAACAATAAATTAAATACACTAGGTGGAAAAGACTTAGAAACTGACACTGAATTAAGAGAAAGATATCTAAAAAGACTAGATAGAAAGAGTTCGTTTACAACTGAAGGAATTAAAAATTATATCTTACAGAATACTAATGTTAAAAAATGCCAAGTTATAGAGAATGATACTGATACATTTGACAGTGACGGCAGATTAGCACATAGTTATGAATGCATTTGTTATGGAGATACTAACGATAATATCTTAAAAGCTTTATACGAGTATAAGATTGCAGGTATTAGAACGGTCGGAGCAATTACAAAGAATTTTGATGAAATATCTGTTGGATTCACTAGACCCACAGAAAAAACTGTATTCTTGAAAGTTGAAATTCAAGGTATTAAGGAAGTTTGGAAAAATGAATTCAAGAAAACTATAAAAGACATTTACTTAAAATATATAGATGAAGTTGAGCCAAATAGCACTATTTACTTATATAAAATCATTGGTGAAATATATAAAAATGTAAGTGGAATTAAAACTTTAAGAATAAAATTAGGAGATGTTAAGTACAACGAAAGAGAGCAAGATTATAAGTTATCTAATAAAGAGGTTGCTGTTGCTAATGCTGATGATATAACTATCGAGGTGAATCTATGATACTAAGCAGAGTACCTCATATTTATCATGATACAGTGTATTCAAAAAAAATGTTTGAAATAGCTGAAGCTAAGCATTTAAGAATAAGAAATATCTATAATTTGTTTGCTAATTTCAACGATATTGATAAATCAGAAGGCTATTTGTTAGATGTTTTAGGTGGAAACTTTAAGATTCTAAGAAATGGGCTTAATGATATAGAGTACAGAAAACTACTGAAGTTTGAAATAGCATTATTACAGTTTTTAGGAAGTCCACAAGAAATAATTAGGATCTTATCTGAGTATTTTAAATTAAATCAAACAGAGTTTAGAATTATAGAATTATCAGGGAAAATACTTATTTCTATCCCTGAAAAATTAGATAAAAAAGAAGTCTTTAGCTTAGTAAAAAAAATAAAAGGTGCAGGTGTAGGGCTAGAAGTTATTAATGGAATCTATGTAGAGGATTATCTAATCTCTGAATTACATGAAATGACACTTGAAGAAATAGAAAAGATTACACTAGCAAGAGATGAGTATTATATTGAAATGTACAGTTTATCAGAACTAGAAGCAATGACATTAGAAGAAATAGAAAAAATTAAAATTTCAAGGAGGTAAAAAATGGCTGAATGGATAAATGACCCACAAGGTAGAGAAGAAATAGAAAAGGTTACAAAAGAACTAAAATTACCAGTTTGGAAAGCTAATCATAAAGGTAAGTTTAGAGATTTTTGGAATGAATTATGGGATAAAATAGAGGATTACATTCTAAAATTAAAAGGAGATACAGAAAAGAATTCAAAAGGCTTGAATGACAGGCTCGTATCAGCAGTTGGAAAACATGATGGAGATTTTCCTATTGCAAATGCAGTAGTTGGAAATGTCTATTATTCTGAACTGACAAAAAAATATTATAAATGTAAAGTTGGAGGCCCTGCTCCAATGCCAAACGGAAATTTTATAGATATGTCTATATTAGAAAATCTTAATAGATTGGAAAATCTAATAAAAATTGATAACGGAATTACTGGAAATTACACAAATGTTGGAGCTTATAGTTTTACATTTCCAAAATCATATAAACAAGTTTTAGGAGTTGCTATAAATGTATATAAGACTGGAACTGCAACTACTTTAGAAAATGCATACTTAACTGGATTTAATAATACAGGTTTTAGCTTTGTAAAAGACTGTGTAGACGCAAATAGAGCAAATACTGTAAAAGTTGCCTATACAGTATTTTATGTTTAATTAGCACTTAAATATCTCCAAGTTGTCCATTGTTTTGTATCTCCATTTCTTGTTCTAATAGCTATAGAAAAAGTATTGTAGTAAGAAAAAGCAATTTGAGTTATCCAGTCATCAGTTTCTGTAGAAGTGTTAAATACTAATACGAAGCATTGAGAGCCACAAAAACCTCGTTTTAATTTAGATGTAACTCCTTTAATTTGAAAAATACCAGTTTTTACTAATTCATCTTCATCTTTTGGGCTCCATCTGTCTATTTTGTATAAAAGATTTCTGTCGAGATTTTCCATTATTTTTAGAATTGTATAATAAACCTATCAAAATCAGGAGGTTTAGTTATGCAATTAATGGTGTTAGAAAATTTAAAAAAAGAAAATGTGGAAATTTATTTGGAGTATTTAAATAGTTGTAAGAGCAGTAATTGGGAGACTTGGGAGACTACATACAAAACGTACTGTAACAATTTTAAATTATTTCTAATTTGGTTTCAGAAGGTCTATAAAAATAAGTTACTTCTAAGTAAAGAAACATTACTAGAAATGCCAACTATAATGGAAAGTTACAGGAATTACTGCAGGAGTTTAGGGAATTCTAAAAGAACTTTGATGAATAAAACTACTGCTATATCTACATTCTATGCATGGTGTGTTCGTAGAAATAAAATAAAATATCATCCTTTCGATAGTAAACTAGATAGGTTGAGGTTTACAGAAAAAGATAAGGTTAGGAGTAGTTATTTTCTTACAACAGAGCAAATATTGACTGTTCGCTTATATATGCAAGTTGAATCTAAGAAATATGACTTGCAAGACAGGATATTATGGGAGTTATTTTTAGATAGTGCTTGTCGAATATCAGCTATTCAAAATTTAAAGATGGAGCAACTGGACTTAGAAAATGGCTATTTTAGAAATGTAAAAGAAAAAGAGGGCTATATAGTTAATGCTTTCTTTTTTCAAAAATGCAAGGAACTTATAAAAGAATGGATTAAATATAGAGAAGAAAAGGAAATAAAAAGTGAATGGTTCTTTATTACAAAATACAAAAAAGAATACAGGCAAATGACACAAGGAGCTATTCGTGGAAGAATAAAAAAGCTAGGGAAAATTATAGGTATTGAGGATCTATATCCTCATACTTTAAGAAAGACAGCTATTAATTTAATAAATAATTTGGCTGGGTTAGGCTTAGCTAGTAGCTATGCTAATCATTCCAGCAGTGGAGTTACAAGTAAGCATTACATACAGAAAACAAGTGCTACTGAAATAAGAAATACTCTTATAGTAGCAAGAAAAAAGTTAGGTATTTTTTAATTTAATATTAAAGAGATTTTCAAATTTATTTAGATTTTTATATTTAAAAATGCTGTTTTGAGTGTCTTATATATAAAATTCTTAAATATAATTTTTAAGAAAAAATATAAAAATATGCTCAAAGCTACAAAATTAAATCTTAAATTCTTTATAGATTTGAAAATCTATTCAAAATTGAAAGGAGTAAATTATGTATTATGTATATTCAAAAGAAAAATTACCAAAACTATTATTTGATGTAAATTTAACATCTGATGAGGTTAAACTTTATGGAGGTTGGGACGTTATTTTTGGATATTATCCTAATGTCCAAAAAGATAATTCAACGATAATTGAAAGAGATACACCATTCAACTATCCAATTTTTGATAATAACACAATTAGAGAAATGACAAGAGATGAAAAAGTCGCAAATGATATTGAGATAACTCTTGAAGTTGGGGAGTTTATAGAAAATAAAAAACTTATAAAAGTGCCAAAGCCTCAGGGTAATGATAAATATTTAAATTGGAATAGTGAAAAACACTTGTGGATACTAGATACAGAAGCACAAAGAAAAGATTATTTTAATACCATAGATAGCTTAAAAGCTGAGGTATTAGATTATGGTTTTGATTACAAAGTAGATAAAACGGAACACAGACAGAGATGTAGGGATACAGATATTTCAAAAATGGTTGCAACAGTAGTAGCCTTACAACTTGCTAAAAATATGGGAGCAGATAAAAAAATAACTTGGTATTTTGAAGATAATTTCGGTATGAATGCAGGATTACAAGAATTAGGAATGCTTATGCTCTTTGGTACTACATTTATTCAATCAATTTACGACACTGAAAACTATTTTAAGATTAAGGAGAACCCAAAAGAGTTAACAAAAGATGAATTTGAGAAAAAAAGAAAAGAAATACACTCTAAACTTGCAAAAGGCTAATTTAAAGAGTTTTTATAACTAGACATAGTTTTATATGACTATGCTTTATAAAATGCTTTAAACAGCTTATTATAAAGTCAAATTTTTATAATCTATCATTTTAAATATAATTTTTATTAATTTTATATTTAAGAAAATAGATTTTTAAGTTTTATCACAAATTTTAACGATTTTTATATTTTAGGAGGTGAGAAAATGGAGAAAGTAGCGTTAATTATAGGACACAATGCAAGAAGTAAGGGGGCTTTTTCTATGATAGTTGGTAGTGAATTTTCTTATTGGAAAAATATCGCTGAAAAAGTAAAAGGAGAAATTCCTGAACTTGTGGATATCTATGAAAGAAAGCCAAGTACAAACTATGTTACAGAAATGAAAGAAGTTTTGAAAGAATTGAATAAGAATGATTATAAGTTCTGTTTAGAACTACATTTTAATAGTTCATTATCTCCAAGTGCTAAAGGTTGCGAATGTTTAGTTTACCATAAAAATGAGCAAGCTAAGAAGTTGGCTATAGATTTTATGGCTAGATTGCAAAGTAAGTTTAAAAGCACTATAAGAGGTAATAGAGGGCTTATAGAAGTTCAAGACAGTAATACAAGAGGAGGTTATGGAATATGTAATTCTAAAGATACATATATTTTAATTGAACCTTTTTTTGGCAGTAACATAGATGAAGCTTTAAGATTTTCTATAGTTAAAGATGTAGTTAGTTTATTAGTTGAGTTTATAAAAGATAATTTATAGGAGGTTATTATGGATAAACAAATGATGTTGCAAGTGTTAGGGTATGTATTATCTACAGTTATTTATTTTGCTTTAAAATGGAGATACGAAGGAAAAGAAGCAGTTAACAAAGAAGCTATAGAACAAGAATTGGCTATACAAGGAAAAGGATTAGGAGACCTTAAAAAGAAAGCAGTTCAAGAATTCGTTAGCAAGTTACCAACTCATTTAAGAATTTTCATCAATGAAACAACTATTGACGCAGTTGTAAAAGAGTTACAACCTATTTTCAAGAGAATGAAAGAAGGCAAAAATGGAGATTACAAAGCTTAAATTAAAACCTATTAATAATGGTAAATGTATTCTTGAAGATGATTACATCTATTCAATTAATGGCTTTTTGATAACTGTACCTAAGGGCTTTATAACTGATGGGGCTTCTATTCCTAAGTCTTTACAATGGATATATGAGCCTTTTGGTGAATATATCAAAGGTGCAGTTATTCACGATTATCTATATTCTAAATATAATGATACAGGGATTAATCGTACTCTTGCAGACAAAATATTTGATTTCATAATGAAAGAAACAGGAGTAAATGCTAAAACTCGTAGAAAATTCTATGTAGCTGTAAAATACTTTGGAAAAATATTTTGGCAACATAAGTTAAAAAATGAGGGATATATTGATAGAGCTGTTATTGATAGAACTAAAGAGGCAAGAGAATATTATAAATTATGGAGCAATATTTTAAAATTATGAGGTGGTGCTTATGGTTGCGATAACTCAAGAACATTTGACATATGTCGCAGGGTTAATTGGTGTTATAGCTTTCATTAGAAGTATATCAACAAGTATTGATAATAAAATAGAAAAAAACAACGATTATTTGGAGGGTATGATAGATAGAAAGCTTGATAAACAAGAATATGTAAATAACATGACTAATTTAGAAAAATACTTTTCTGAAAGAAATCTAAACTTAAATGAAAAGATTGAAAAATTAGAAAAAACAGTAATGAATGACATGAAAGAAATAAAAGAATCTTTGAAAGAAATTAATAATCACTTTCTAAATTGCAAGAAATAATAAAAAAAGGCTCAGTTATTAGCTGGGCTTTTTATTTATTAATATATCTGTGAATTTATTCTAGATATAATATCTAAAGTACTATTTTTTAAATCTAGATTAAATTGTGCTGATTTTTCATTAATTGTATTTACAATTATGTCAATTTGCATAATATTTTTTTCAATAGAAATATCTAAAGTCTTAATTTTAATAAAATTCTTATCAGAGATAATAGAAGTAACAGCTTCTAAAATTTTATCTATCTTATTAATTATAGATAAATCAGATGTCTTTTCTTGTCTATAGTTTAAATATTTTTTTATTTCTTCGATTTTTTCCGTATATATTTTTCTAATTTCTTTTATTCTTAATTCTACATCAAATTCAATTAATTCTGGAGAATAAATATTTTTTAAATACTGCTTACTATAAATTAGCAT